AGAGCCGTGCTGGATACTGCCGGCCTACGGTGAGTCATGGCCGAGCACGAGGGACGATGCCAACGCCGTCATCGTGACCTATGAGGCTGGCTACGCGAACTGCCCCGAGGCGCTGCGGGCGTGGATTCTGCTGCGGGTCGGGACGCTCTACACGACCCGCATGGCCGACAGCGACAAGCCGGTGATGCCGAGTCCGTTTGTCGACAGGATCATCGATCGCTACCGGGTGATGGGTGTCTGATGGATCCCGGCCGGATGAATCGCCGCATCGTGATCCGCGAGAAGTCGGTCACGCGCGACGCATACGGTGCCGAGGTCATCACATGGGGCACGGTCGCGACGGTGTGGGCTGCCGTCCTGCCGGTGCGGGGCCGAGAGTACGTCGCGATGCGCGAGGCTCAAGCCGACATCACGACGCGCTTCCTGATCCGCTACCGCGCCGGGATCACGCCGGCCATGCAGATCCAGTTCGACGGGACCGATTATGGGATCGTCGAGGTCATCAATCCGGGAGATGCTCGGGAGACGCTCGAGCTGATGGCGCGTGCGGAGGCGCCCGCATCGTGACCGTGGATGTGAAAGTCGATCTACCTGACTTCCGGCGGCAGATGGCCGAGGTCGGCAAACGCATGAGCACGCGAGTGACGCGCAATGCGGTGCGCGCTGCCGCGTCGGTGTCCCGGCGGTTCGCGCGCGACAAGGCGCCGGTGCTGAAGCCCGGCAAGTTCAATAAGCACCGTGTGCCGGGTGCGCTCAAGCGCAACATCGACATCCGGCGAGGCCGAAGTCGCGACCGCGACGTGATCGGCCTGAACGTCGGGGTGCGCGTTGGCAAGAGCACCAAGGGCCGGGGCGTGCCGTTCTATTGGCGCTGGCTGGAAGGCGGCTGGATTCCGCGAGGCAGGGGTCAGGCGCTGCGCGGCGGCAATCGCTCGAAAGCGCTACAGCGCCGCCGGCTGCTGACAGGTGGCGCGAAGCGTCGTCAGTACCCGTTCCTCGCGCCAGCGTTCGCCGCTGGCCAAGGCGAAGCGTTGCAAGCGTTCAACGACCGTATGAATCGCGAGTTCGGGCCAGCGATGCGAGACATCAAGTGAGCGCCGAAACCGTCCTGTACTCGACCCTGAGCGGCGCCGCCGGGGTAACGGCACTCGTCAGCACGCGCATCTATCCGGATGTCGCGCCGCAAGAGGGCTTGCTACCTGCGATCACGTTCGAGCGCACCGGGACCGAGTATCACAACACGATCCACGGCACCGTGATCGCAACGGTCGCCGCAATGGACGTCTGGTGCATGGGCGCGACGCGCGCGAGTGCCGAGGCCGTCTGTGATGCGGCGGCGACAGCAGTTCGTGCCGCAGGGTTCCTGACCACCGGCAGACGCGCCGAGTTCGACCCCGAGTCGGATCTGTGGGCCGCAGTGCTCTCGATCGATCACTGGGCGACATGACCGCCTGACCTTGCATTGACCGGCCGCCACTGAGCGGCCGTTTTTGTTTCAGCAACCGGGCCGCCACTGATCGGCCCTTTTCTTTGGAGCCTCACCATCATGGCAAACGTCTCGTTGTGGACGAACGTCGACGTGGACGTTCAGAGTGCGCTCGTAGCCGCGCAAACCATCACCGGCATCACCAAGGCCGACCCGGCGGTCGTGACGTTCTCTACTGGCACTCTGCCCTCGAACGGGGCATATGTCGTGCTCGATGTCACCGGCATGACCCAGGTCGACGGCCGCGTGTTCCGCGTCGCCAGCGGGTCGGGATCCACCTTCGCGCTCGAAGGCCTGGACTCGACCGCGTTCGGGACGTTCGTCAGCGGCACCTTCCAGGTGATCACGTTCGGCACGGCGCTGTCGACGGCCACTGGCCTGCAAGGCTCGGGCGGCGACTTCGAGTTCGTGGACATCACCACGATCCACGATTCGATCCGCAAGCAGATGCCGGGGGTCGCCAGTCCCGCGACGTACACGTTCGAGAGCATCTGGGACGTGGCGGACGCCGGCCTGATCGCGCTGAACGAGGCGTCGGAGAACCAGACGCTGCTGGCGGTGCGGTTCACCTTCGCCAACGGCCAGAAAGTGCTGTTCACCGGCTACGTCGGCGCGACGCTGCTCCCCGTGGGCAACGCGCTCGACAAGGTGACGACCTCGGTGGTCGTGACGATGTTCGGCCGTCCGACCGTGTACGCGACCTGAGATGGCGCTGAAGAAAGCCGGCCTGCCGGTGCCGCGAGCGCAGAAAGAGACCGTCGAGGTCGCTGCGCTCGGCGGCGAGGTGGTGGTCTGGGGGCTGGGCCTCGCCGACAAACTGCGGCTCGCGACGTGGGAGGGGCCGAGGTTCAGCCAGATGTGCGAGGGGCTTGCGGCCGCTGTGCGCGACGCGAGCGGCGACCCGTTGTGGGATGCGGCTGGCTGGGATGCGTGGGGCGGCCAGCACCTCGAAGATGCGCTGAAGCTCTGGAAGGCGGTCGAGCGCGTGTCTGGCATGAGCGAGGCACAAGCCGAAAAAAACTTGCCAGACCCGAGGTCCGATTCGCCCTAATTCTCGCCGGGCACCTCGGGATGACGCTCGGCGAACTGGGCGAGCGCATGAGCGCGCAGGAATTCGACCTGTGGATGGCGTATCACCGCGAGGCGCCGCTCGGCGTGGAGCGCGCTGATCTGCACGCCGGGGTCGTCGCATCGACGGTGGCGAACTTCGCCGGCAAGCAGATCAAGGACGGGCACTCGATGAAGCCCGCCGATTTCATGCCGGGCCGGCGTCGCGACCCTGACCCGGAACCTGACCCGCTGGAACATTTTGGAGCGATGTAGTGCCGAGCCTTTCAATCGACATCGAAGCGCGGCTGGCGAAGTTTCAGGACGGACTCGACCAGGTCGTCAAGCGCACCGCGAGATCCGCGCAGCAAATGGACAGCGCGTTCGCTGGCTTGCGCTCGACGCTCGCGGCGCTCGGCGGGATCACCGCTGCCGGCGGGCTGGCGATGGGTCTAAAGAACACGATCAAGGAACTGGCCGACCTGAACGACGGCGCCGCGCAGGCTGGCATATCGGTCGAATCGCTGTCGAGTCTGATCAACACGCTTGCGCCGACCGGGGTCGGGTTGCAGGAAGTCATCGATCTGACGAACAAGATCGTGAAGGCTGCGATGCAGGCTGACGACGCCACATCGCAGCAGGCGAAGGCGTTCAAGGCGCTCGGCATCGCGACCCGTGACACAGCCGGCGATCTGCGCAACGCCGATGCGCTCGTGACGGACGTGTCGCGCGCGTTCGCCGGGTACGAGACCGGCGCAAACAAGGTCGCGCTCGCACAGGCACTGCTCGGAAAGACCGGCGCGGCCTTCCTGCCGATGCTCGGCGATCTGGCGTCGCGCACGCGCGAGGTGGCGACCGTCACGACGGAGCAGGCGCAGGCGGCGGACGATCTGGCGGACAACATCGCCACGTTGACGCGCTCGTTTGCGCTGCTCAGGCAAGAGATGGTCGCCGGTGTGGCGCCAGCGCTGTCGGACTTCTTCAAGCGCTACCTCGCGCTCGCGAAGCTCGGGTCCGGCCCGGTGGAGTTGATCGCTGGTCTGTTCGGCGAGAGTCCGGACGAGAAGGTGGCCGGACTGCAGCGCAGGATCGACGACCTGCGGCGGCTTCGTGAGGAGATGGCGAAGAAAGGAGAACCGTCATCCATCCAGCGCTCCTTGAATCCTGCATTGCGCACTAAGGACAGCATCGACAAAGAACTGATCGATCTGGCTGCGGAACTGGAGCGAGCGAAGCAGATCAAAGAGCAGTTCGACGCGCTGTTCGCGGCGCCGCCAGGTGGGCCGGCAGGTCCAGCGCACGCCATTTCCGGGTCGACGGAGAAAGCCACCGCAGCCAAGCAATCCGAGATCGATAAGTACATCGAGTCGCTGCAGAAACAAGTCGCCAAGACGCTCGACCTGAACGCGACCGAAACTCTGTACTACCAGGAGTCGCTCGGCCTGCTGGGCAAGGTCACCGACAAGCAGTTGGCGCGAGCCGCAGTCATCGCGCGCGAGATTGACGGTATCGAGAAGAAGAACGCGCTGCTGAAAGACGAGGCCGAACTGGTCAAGCTGATCGACGACGCGCTCGCGCGCGATGCGAAGTCGATCGCCGATCAAGCAGAGGCGTGGCGTGATTCTGTAGACCCGGTGAGGGCGATCACGAAAGAACTGGATCGAATCAACGGTCTGGTTGGCAAGATCGGCGGGTTGACCGAGCAAGAGGGCGCGCTCGCGCGGTTCCTGCTCGGCAACAAACTCGACGGCCTGATGGCAGTGTCCAAGGGGCTGAGCAAGGCCGACGAGTGGGCCAAGCAGGCCGCGAAGAACATGCAGGACGCGCTTGGTGATCACCTGTTCGACGTGCTCGACGGCAAGTTCGTCGACATCGGAAAGAGCTTCGGGACGATGCTCAAGCGCATGGCGGCCGAGGCGATGGCGGCGAATCTCGCGCGCGATCTGTTCGGCGACTTCGCAGATACCGGCAAGGTCGGTGGTTGGCTCGGCGATGGGCTCAAGTGGCTCGGCGCCGCGTTCGGCGGCCCCAAGGCTGCCGGCGGTCCGGTCAGTGCCGGCACGGCCTACATGGTCGGCGAGCAGGGGCCGGAGCTGTTCGTGCCGAATGTCGGCGGAAAGATCGTCCCGAACGGGCAGTCGGGGATGAATTACGCGCCGACGGTCAACGTCTACGGTGAAATGAGCCATTCACAAGAGGCGCGGCTCGCCGTGATGATGCGCAACGTCGCCGAGGCGACGATCGCCAACCGGCAGCGGCGGATGCTCGCATGACGACGACCGCCTATCCGACCACGCGTCGATTCGTCCCGGCGCAGTTCTCGCTGCGACTGCAACGCAATCTGACGCAGCGCGCCAACCCGCTGACCCGGCGGCGCAAGACGATCGAGCACATGGGTGCGCTGTGGGTGGCGACGCTCACCTATACCCCGCACTCGTGGGCCGATATGGCGCAGCTCGAGGCATTTTGGAACGCAGCCACCGACGCCGACATCGTCCTGTCGCTCTGGCATCTGGCGCGGCCGATGCCGCGGGGCACGTTGCAGGCGAACACGACGACATCAGCGAGTGCGGCAGAAGGCGCGTCTGCGATCAGCATCAACGCGACCACCGGCCTGACGCTGCTGGCCGGCGACATGCTCTCGGTCGTGACGACCGCCGGAGTGCAGCTCGTGCAGGTGGTCGCCGACATCACCTCGGTGTCGAGCGTGATGACCGGCATGTCGTTCGTGCCGCCGCTGGTCGCCGCGGTCAATTCGGGCGCCGCGGTGGTGGTCGACAAGCCCACGAGCCTGTTCCGGCTCGAGGAGCCTGTAGTGCCGGCGACGTACCAGGCAGGCCACGCACCCGCGTTCGCGGTCGTCCTAGTCGAAGACCCCGCGTGGTGACGACATGGCCCGATCCCTGACCACCAACCAGCAGACGCTCGCGGATGCGCGCGGCGTGACGAAGTGCGAACTGGTGCAGATCGACTTTGACACGCCGATCTACCTGACGACTGCGGGCCGGGACGTGACCCACGACAGCAAGACGTGGGTCGGCGATGGGACGCTGCTCGCGCTCGGCGAGATTGCCGAGTCGCTGGAACTGCAGTCGCACGGGCTGCAGATCGAGCTGTCCGGGGCGAATGCGGCGCTGGTGGCGTTGGCACTCGGGCCGGCGAGCAAGGGCCGGCGCGTGCGGGTGTGGGTCGCGTTCTTCAACGCTGCCGGCGCGATCGAGGGCACGCCTTCGCTCGAGGCTGATGTGCAGATCGACACGATGCAGGTTATCGACTCGGTGGAATAATGACGACGACCTATTCAGATACCGAGCAGACCGCCGCGCTGGCTGCGGCTGCGGCTGCGGCGAACGGCGTCAAGCGCGCCGCATGGCTCACGTCGTGGCAGACGGCGATCGGCAGCGGTGCGCGGGTCGCGCTGTACCGGGACAGCGTGCGCGTGTGGCACGGGACGATCACGGGGACGCTGACGATCACCGGCACTGCGTTCGTGATCGAGACCGCCGCGCAGGTCAGCATCGCGGCTGCGGACATCGACTCGGGCTCGTGGGAGTTGCGGGTTGAGAAGGCCAGTGATGCCGCGGTCTACTTCGGCTGCACCGTCACCCGCGCCGGCGGCACCAACATCGGCTCGCTCAGTGACGATCTCGACGGCACCGACACGGTCGACATCGGCACGCTCACCTTCAACGCGCCGGCATTCGACACGGTCACGTCAACCCAGGTGCAGGCGAGCGCGGTCGTTGACGAGGCGAACGTCGGCAGCGTGCAAGTCACGTTCTCGACGCAGCCGACGGCCGGGAACAAGATCCTCGTGCCGTGGGCCTACTACGAGGGCTTCCGCGGCCTGACCGATCCGGACGACGTGTCGGCGACGCTGTGGACGGACCTCAGCGACTTCTCGACGCTGTACCCGACGACGGACGCGACCGGAGCGATCACGGCGGTGGGTCAACTGGTCAAGCGCATCACGAACCTCGGCAGTGCCGGCGGCTACTTCTCCT